TGAGCGTCCAGAATTTACGACCCGCCGAGATGTGGACGCCGGCCTTGATCGTATCGCCGGCCTTGACCGCGAACTCGATCAGCGTGTTGAGCGCCGGCGGCGAGATCGCCGGACCCGGCTGCAGCGTGTTGTACGGCAGGCGATAGACGTTGAAGTCTTGCGCCACCCAGATCAGATCGTCGAAGCCGGTTTCCCATCCCGCGATTGCGCTCTGCTGCACCAGCCCATAGGCCAGCGTCATGAATTTTGTATAGGGATAGGCTGGTGTCGGGGCTGCCGTGTCCTGCCAGACCTCGCAGCCGCCCGTGGTGAAAAAGTACATCATGCCGTTGAAGGCAATGCCGCGGAGCAGTACGACATCCGACTTCGACTGCAGCTTGACGAACGTGAGCGCGTTCTGCGTCAATGCATTGATCCCCGAAGCAAAGACGCGGCCATCCGCGATCGTGAAGTGAAAGACGCCATCCTGGAACGCCACGCTGTTAGGCTGCGGCAGCACGCCGCCGCCGTTGTAGGAGACGGGCGCCGCCCCACCGGTCGACGTGAACGCCCCATCCCCCGGACTGACGATCACGACATCGACGGTGACGGCCAGATCGCGCGCGATGCTGATCGGAGCCGTCCCCGGTATGCTGCCGAGCGAGGTCACGCCGCCGCCCGCGTCGACCGTCGAAAGGTTGTTGTTCCACACCTCATAGGACAGATTATTGACGATCAAGCCGCCGCGATAGCCGGTCTGGGACGTGACGGCGTGGCGTGTCAGCCCAGGCGATCGTCGCCAGACTTGCGGTGATGGTCCGGTAGGATGCTGCGCCTCGCCCAAGGCTTCTGCGTATCGATTGATGATCCTCCCGGCCGATTCCTGCGTGTTGTCGCCGGGATGCAGATTTGATCCGGGGAACGAGCTCAACGGCCATGGGATCGGGATATAGGGAGTGTTCGGCATCAGAAATAAGTAACCTTGAGCGGTTCTAACGTCGGCTTCAATCGCGTGATCTGCTTGAGCGAGAGTGCCGCGGCTCCTCCTCCGATCGGCGTTGTCACGCCGTCGCCGAGCCCCGCATTCATCATGTCGGTGCGGTCCTGCCCGGTGTAGCTGAACTTCTGGCATACCTCGCCGGCGATGATGGAGGCGAGATCGAGGAACCACGCGCCGGGAACGGAACTCGTATCGTAGCTCGACAGCGTAATGATCTCCAATCCGGCAAGCTTGCGCAAGATGGCGTCATAGGCCGAGAAGACGTAGTTGTAGTCCTCTGGATCGGTAGGCTGCCCGGCCGACTTCACGCCCAGTTTCGCCAGCGTCTCGTCAATCAGGTCGTTGACTGTGCGGTACTGGCCGGCGTAGGGAGCCATTACATATCCCCGCCGTCATTGCTGGCGTGCTTGATGCCGAGGTTGCTGTTCATCTGCTCGACCTTCATGTCGAAGAACGGACGCAGCATCGCAATATCCTCCTCGGCGACGCCGATCAGCTCGCGCATCGATTTCTCGACGTCCCAGCGATAGACCATTTCCCGCGGGGTCTGCTCGTCGCTGCCATCGGTGCCCGCCGCCGCGAACCAGGCTTGCGCCCAGGAGCGGTATTCTTCCGCGGTTTGCGGCTTGCGGCCGTGCGCGATCGGTTTGACGAACCGCGGGAAGCCCTCGACCTCGAAGAACGGATTGTCCTTCAGCCGATCCGGCATGAAGGTGAGTGTCCTCACGGTGCGCGTGGTATGGGTTCCGTCGGCCGCGACATGGTGTTGGGGCATATCGTCCTCGAAGTAATGCCGCTTGTTTTTTCGTGACATCACGACAGGCTTGTTGGCGACAAAAAGAACCCCGTTCACGGTCGCCTGCGACTTGTCCTCGGGGCCGGGATGGAACGTGACCTTGAGTTCAGCCTTCGGCTCGCTCTTGGCACGGGTCAGTTCTGCGGTGCTGTTCATTTCTCACCTCTATCGCTAAGGAACCACCGAACTACGCCATCCGCTGCTGCTCCCGGCGAGATTGTTGGGGACGCGCACGAAAATGGCGGATTGACCGGCCGGAACGGCGAGCACCTGATTGACGACGCCGTTGTTGAACTCGCCTGCGGCCGGGAAGGCATTGATCGAGTTGGGGCCGTCATTGATGACCCACACCATGGGTCCGGCATCACCCGAGAGGACGCTCTTGAGGATGACGCTGGTGCCGGCGCCGCCGCGCAGCACGCGAATGCCTTCTCCGAGTATTGATGTGGCGCCGGCTTGGACGGTCGCGCCGCTGGCGCCGCCGGCGGTCTGGTTATCATCGATCACCGTACCGGCGAGCGAAAGGCTGTTCAGCACAGCGTTATTGGCTAGGCTCATGGATCTATCCTTTCATGAGGAAGGGGCGGGAGACCCCGCCCCGTTGCCCTCAGCATCCGGGAGCGGTGGCGCCGAGTGCGACCGGCCCGCATAGTCCGTCATTGGGAGCGGCGTATTCCAGCACGATGGCGGCGGCTCCAGCCGTTGCGGCCGTGGCGCCTGTATACGCGATATTTGCCCAGATATCGAAGCCGCCATTGCTCCCGGTCTGGGCGATGTTGTTGCCGGTCGATTGCACACCGAGGCCGGTCGCCGTGACGATGGTCAATTGCGTGACACCGGCGGCGCCGTGCGTCGAAGTTCCCGCCACCAGCAATGCACCCGTGCCGGAAGCCGTGCTCAATGCAACGGTGTCGGTGGTGGTGGAGTTGAACGAGGTGAATACCTCGAGGACGCCGCGCAGGATCCATGAATTGTATGGAACGGCGCCGACTTTATAGGAACAGTTGCCGGCCGCGGCAGGGAGTGGGCAGGAATTGAAATTGACCGGGAACCGCATGTAGTGGACTTGCTGGGTCGGGAATATACGCGGCGAGAACACGGGTTGAGCCGCGACATAGAACCCGGAGCCAACGACGAACAGAGCAAGCGCGAGGCCGGCAAGAAATCCGCCGCTCACCCGCGAGATGAGATTCTTCATGGGATTGCCTTTCAAGTTGGGTTGAGGGACGGAACCGACGCTGCCGCCTCCTGACGAGCAGCAGCGCCGGGCCGATAGAACCGCGAGGGCAGCCGCGGCTCTTATGTGTCATTCGCCGAGGCGAAATACCCGTAGAAGATGCCCCAGCTCTTGTAGTTTCCGGCCGGGTTCGCCTTGGCGATGGTCTTGAGGCCATAGGCCATTTCGACGCCGACGCCGCGGAAGAACTGGTAGTCGTCCTCTTTCAAGAACGTCGGGCGAGGCATTCTGCCCCATGCCCAGGCCATGGCGGATTGTCCGCACATGAACACGGGCGCGATCTGGATGCCGCCGGCGCCTGCGGTGGTGTAGGTCGTGGGCAGCCGGATATCCAGCTCCGGGATCTCGCGGAAGATCATGCCGTTGTAGAGCAGGTCGCCGTCTTGGAAGAGCGGGTTCTTGTCGAGCCCGTCGCCTTCACGCGGACGCGCCTGGGTATTGGCGTTGATGATCGTGGTGTCGAGCTGGATGTCGCGGAAGCAATTCGACCCCACGAAGACCACGAAATATTCCCGGCCGTTTTTCAGCTTGTAGGGTCTGATCCTCGGGTTGGCTTTTTTGGCCAGCCGCTTCATCTTATTTGCCGCGGCGGCGCTGAAGGTCATGCCGGACGTGACATTAGCGGCCGAGGTTGCCCAGTTGCCGGGCGACAGGTTGCCTTGGCTGCCACCAAACAGGACGCGATCGGAGTTGTCGGTGGTGAATGTGTTGCGTTGTGCTGGGGTTGCCGCGTCGAAAAACGCGCCGTTGACGCGCTGGCCGCCGGCAGAGCCGAGACCGGCGGGCTGTGTGTTCTGGATCGGGATCGTGTTGAACGTGTCCACGATCTCGTTGCGCTGGAGCTCCTTGCCCCAGTCTTCGAGCAGCGGACGCGCCTGGCCGAATAGGTCGATGCTCGACTTCTGCTCTTCGGACTTCGGGATGCGGACGGCGTTTCTCGCCCAGTCGATCCACATCCGATCGCCGAAATTGTCGATATTTTCTTCGTTGCCGACGAGCGTTCCGGTCGAGATCGCGTTGGCCTTGAGCCTTGCGACCAGCGGGATATTGATCTGCTCGCCGCCTTTTTTCAGGTCATTGATGACGCGGATGATCGCGGTGAGTTCTGTGCCCACATA